CTGAGTATTCTCCTACAGGTTTATCCTCGTAGGTTACTTTGAGTCTGAAATCTTTCATTTACCAGTACTCCCAAAACCACCATCTCGGTCAGTCTTTTGTACAGGTTTAATGTCAGTATCTTCAATCTCATAACTCAACATTCTAACAAGTTCGCCTTGCGCGACCCTGTCACCATTATTTATAACGATTGTCTGTGCATCAGACAAATTAACTGCAGCTATAAACAATGGATCGACGTAATCAAAATCAATTACGCCTTCGCAATTAATCAAGCTCAATCCTTGTTTAATTGCTGATCCCGATCTAGGATGTATCCTTACTGAATATCCTGCCGGAATATCTAGAATCATCCCTGTAGGAATCAATACTCTCTCAAAGGGATGAATAGTTATGCTAGCGTCTTTCCTTGTAATGAAAGACTTTTTATTATCGCTCCATTTCTGGTAGCCTTGCTCGGGATTATAATAAGCATGAATATCAAAGCATGCAGAACCCCGAGTTGAAAAAATTGGACTTTTTACATCATCAAATAATTTATGTACCTTCAGTTTTAGCATCATCAGTTTTTTTGTTTCCAATATTATATTTTGCTACTAAATTCCAATCGTCTTTTTCTTTAAATGAGATAATTTTTAACTGGTTAATAGGTACCACATTATCTTTAACCTTATCAGTATCCACTACTTGAATGAGGTCCCATTCAGCTAATAAATTAACTATCGTATTTCTTCTCGCTGCATCATTGTCTGAAAAGTTAGAAGGCTTTCCATCTAACATAAACAACTCTTTGAAATGAACTATGTAGTAACGACTTTGCTTATGTAGGATATGACAGCTTTGATATAGAGTTTTATCTTTCTTAGATGCAACACCTATCCTAGTCAAAGTCTCTTTTACTTTTAGAAAATCATCAGGTTGTTTTAGTTTTATTTCAACGAGAGCTTCGACCTCTATGCTCATTGCGCTCCTTCAATCCACCTGTAAATAATTTTTGCCTGAGAGTACTTAAATCCTCATCAGTGAATATATCGACCACTTCCCTTGCTTTCTGCAAAGAATAACCATAATACTCAACAATAAGGTCTATAGCTTCGTACTTCTCTGCTTTTAGCCATCGACCAAATCTATTCTTGGGTCTAATGATATTTAGCAAATATTGGTATTGAAGTTTGTTATCTAGAAACGGCCTTATGTTCATTTCATTAGCATGAAGTGCCGTATCATGAGTGAAGCTTAAAGTTCTATTAATTAAGAAGGGCTTATATTCCCTTTCTAAATGGCCATCAACATCATCCTTTAATAGATCTTTCTTTTGATAATTAATATCTTTTACGAAGTCAAAAGGATTCATTGCCATTCTCCTTCTACCATTATCTCAATCAAACAGGCAGTTAGATTGATCTGTTGATCTGCAGCGAATGCAGACTTATATTGATAATCAGCTAACAACAAAATAACAGGAGGTAACGTATTAGGTGTTAGATGTTCATGCAAGTTATCATATAACTGTCTATATATGTTTCTCGGGTCTGTATGACTAGTATCATTAACCCATTTACGAACTTTAGTAAAGTTCTTTTCTTTCAAAGCCATCATCAAAGCTTGAAAGTTTGCATCACCTAGTTGACCTAATATACCGCTATCAATACCTCCAGTAGCGCTATAACGTTGCAACTCATTTAATGTTCTCCGGAAGTCCGGATAGTATCTCATTATAAGTTCAACAAGAACTTTTTCGTTATAGGTTACATTGTTATCATCAAGAACATACTTAACCCTTTCTAACATCTGAGCAGCTATCTGAGGAGCTTGCTTCTTATCAATCTTGAACTCAATTACAGAAGTTCGAGAATGTATAGGATCAATAATTCTATGCAGATAATTACAAGTAAATATGAAACTACAGTTATCAGTGAATCGTTCAATGAAACCTCTCAAAGCAGGTTGAGTAGATTGAGGATTCAGATAATCAGCCTCATCTATAATAACTACTTTCCTTGTACCTAATAAAGAAACACTACTACAGTAATTCTCTAATTTAGTTCTTAGTAAGTCAATTCCAGACTCTTGCGAACCATTAACAATAAGATAATCGAGACCAATCTCCTTACACATTGCTTTAGCAATAGTAGTTTTACCAACACCAGGTCCACCACTAAGCAATAAATTAGGAATGTCACCCTTTTCCACATACGCTTGAAAAGGTTCTTTCAAATGATCGGGCAGTATACAGTCCGATACTTTTTGAGGCCTATAAGCCTCAACCCATAATAAATTGTCTGGCATAATCCTTTATGTAGTTTGTTCAGTTGCAATCCAGTATTGTAATTTTCTATCACAGTTCTTAAAATGACCTAGCCCTTTATTCGATATCGAAACATCGTAAGAACCTTTCATCATCTTAAGATTCTCAATCTTAAAAATCATTCTAAAGTCTGAATCAGAGGTACCTAATTCAACTGCATAGCTATCAATAGACGTTTTAGAATCAATGGCCTGCATTGTAATCTTACCATTCTTAGCTACTACAGCGATTTCAGGTAAACTCATAACTGAAGCCGCTCTCATAACGGATACCAAATACTTCTCTTCAAGTTTAAAAGAAGCGTCAATTGTAGGTAACTCAATATCTTTTTGAAGAATCTTTCTTTCATTCTCAAACAAAGACATATTCGCAAATTGATATTCAGCGACAGAATCACCTGCAACAAAATTATTTGCATCAACACTAGATTGAATCCTTACTGACTTCTCACTAAAGTCAAACTGAGGTTCTGCAAATAATGATAGCACACCTAAGAACTTATTAAGATCGTAAATAGCAAAGTCCTGAGGAAAGGATTGCTCAAGGTCGGCCTTAGCCATAACGTTAGTCTGCTCACTTACAGTCTTTACAACGTCACCTTGTTCAATAACTAGACTTTGATTAATCTCAGCAAAGTTCTTCAAAATTTCAATTGTCTCATTATGTATAATCATATAATCCTATATGTGGTTAGGGCTTGAACCATAATCTGGTTTAGCCTTCTTTTGCTCTTTACGCTTTTGCGCAGCGAGCTTTCTACGTTCCTTTCTATTCATACCTTGAGCTGCTTTTTTAGCTTTCCGGTCTTCTAAGAAAGGTCTGTTTTCAGTATCATATCCATGAGCTGCATATTCAAGGGCACCCATATCAGGCAAGTTACCTGAAAATACATACGTACCAACATGAGCTAATTTCATCCAAGGACATAGATAAGTCTTAATGCCTATCTTATGTGCTAGCTGACAAAACATATAGTCTTCGGATAGATACCTATCTGTACCATTTGACTTACCTTCACCCATCCATTGATCATTATCAATAATAGTATCAAAGAACGCGTGAATATATCTGCTTCCGTCAAAAAATTCAGAACGGTTATGATCTGGCATATATCTAAATTTAGGATACTCTTTCTCAAACTTCTCCAACACCTCTCGTTGGACCATCATAAAGCCAGTTCCAATTTCCAATGCTTCTACAGGTTCAGATAATGAGATAGTTTTTTGTCCACTAGCTGGATTAAAAACAAAGTCTCCGGTAAACCTTTCTAACTGCATTGGATCATCATCAGCAAGTCCTTTATCAACAGCGTTACGGACCTTTTCCCAAGCAATACACTTCTTAGGATATACACCACCAATGATTGGTTTCTCATCATCACATAAAGCTGCTAATGAGAGAACATAGTTAGGATCGAAATTAATATCACTATCGATAAACATAAGGTGCGTATATTCTGACCTTAAGAATTCATCTACGCAATAATTTCGAGCTCTAGTAATTAAAGATTCGTTGAATAGATAAAAGAACTTTAAATCTATTTGATATTTTGTAGCCGTAGTCGCTAGGTCGCAACAGGCTTTCGTATACATTCCACTACACATACCTCCATACATTGGAGTAGCGACAAATATACGTTTCTTTCGTAATTCAGCAATAGGTACTTCGATCTGCATTCACTCCTTTCATGATATAAAAACAGAAAAACGTTACCATATATTTATAAGTATATATGATAACGTTCAGAATGGCAAGTACTTTTTTAGAATGGAATTTCTTCGTCAGTAACAACGTTATCTATCTCTTCCTTTGGTTCAGGCTGAGCTTCTGGATCAACCTTACTCCATAGGTCCATAAAACCATTCTTGGTATCCTCATCGAATCTACTAATTGAATACTCAATAGCTTTCGATTTATCTTTGAATACCATAAAAGCGTTGACAATATTGATAAGCCTTCTAGTAGAAATAATTTCG